CGCAAATGCGTGTCTGCCTACCCCATCTACGACTGGACGGTGGAGAACGTTTGGACGGCCAATGCCCGCGAAGGGTGGCCGTACAACCACCTCTACGACCTCATGTACCTGGCAGGTGTGCCACTCCACAAGATGCGCGTCGCCTCGCCATTTCTCAGCGAGGGTCAAGAGACGCTACGCCTCTATCAGATCATCGAGCCTGACACGTGGGGACGGCTCATAGGCCGCGTGAACGGCGTGAACTTCGCCGGACTCTATGGTGGTACAACCATGATGGGATGGAAGAATATCACCAAGCCCGCACACTTCACGTGGCGCGAGTACATGTACTTCCTGCTCGACACGCTGCCGGCAGAGACCAGGCAGGGCTACCTCGACAAGCTGGCAGTGAGCATGAAGTTTTGGCGGGAGAAGGGCGGATGCCTCTCAGATGAGACCATTGAGGAACTGCGCCGTGCTGGTGCGAAGATAGACGTAGGCAGTACAACCAACTACCGCACGGAGAAAAGGCCCGTGCGCATGGAGTACCTAGACGACATAGACATTGCTCAGTTCAAGGAAATACCCACCTATAAGCGCATGTGTGTCTGTATCATCAAGAACGACCACCTATGCAAGTACATGGGATTCTCACTCAGCAAACAGGAAATGCAACGCCGCAAGGCCATACAGGAAAAATATAAGGATTTATGAAATCACCCGTCTGGAACATCAAGGCCATACCCATCGAACAGATAGATGCCAACGCCTACAACCCCAACCACGTAGCACCGCCGGAAATGCGGCTGCTCTACGAGAGCATCAAGGAGGACGGCTACACCATGCCCGTCGTTGTGTGGCAGAAGCCCGACGGCAGGTATGAGATAGTGGACGGCTACCATCGCTACACCGTCATGCTGACCCACCGCGACATTTACGACCGCGAGGAAGGGCTGCTGCCATGCTCCGTCATCGACAAGGACAAGTCGAACCGCATGGCCAGTACCATCCGCCACAACCGAGCCAGAGGCTCCCACTCCATAGAACTGATGATGAACATCGTGGGCGAACTGAAGAAGGCAGGCATGAGCGACCAATGGATCATGAAAGAGATAGGAATGGATGCCGATGAACTGCTGCGCTACAAGCAACTCAGCGGACTGGCAGAACTATTCCGCGACAAAGAGTATTCACAAACAAACGAAGATATATGAACAAAGAACAGCAACGCCAACGCATAGGCACCGACCTCGCCGAACTGCGAAAGCAGCGCGGCATGACCCAGCAGCAGGTGGCCGACATCACCCAGATACAACGCAACCACATCAGCCGCATAGAGGCCGGCTGCTATAGTGTAGGCTTCGACACCCTGCAGACCATCGCCGAGGCACTCGATGCCGACATCCGCATCGTGCCGAGAGAGTGACTGGGAGTAAACCCACGCCGCCATCCTGTTTGATAAGAGAGACCGCAACGTCGCTGCCTCTCTTATCTTTTTATATATGAATGATTACTATGACCCATACAACATGCAGGGCTGTGACCCTTACCATGGCATGACAGAAGAGGAGCGGATGGAGGCAGGATGCTTGCATGCAGCGGCATTTGTCGTGGTCTTCTTCATTGCCCTGCTGCTGTGCGCTCTGATGGGCGGCTGCACCACGACGAAGTACGTGCCGGTTGCGGAGACACACACGGAGCACCACTGGCACACGGACACCGTGCGAGAGCGAGATTCGACGCACACCGAGCGCGAGACCGTCATCCGCGAGGTGGACTCGGCAGTGATGGCCAGGTACGGCATACAGATGGAGCGCAACCAGCGGGCGTGGCTGGTGCTGCAGCGAGAGATGGAGAACCGACTGCGCGAGCTGGAGCACAGGAGTGCCCAGCGCGACACGGTGCATGACAGCGTGCCCGTGCCATATCCCGTGGAGGTGGAGGTGCCGGCGGAGTTGACGTGGTGGCAGCGGGCGAGGATGTCCGTGGGAGGAGTGGCGATGTGGGTTTTGGCCATCGCCGGGCTGATCTGGGCGACCGATAAAATCGGCCGGAAATAAACGGGACGCGCTGGGAGAAGCCTCACCCCCGCCCCCTCTCCGAAAAGAGAGGGGAGAGTCCTCACCCCCAACCTCTCGCCTTTCTGAGAAAGGCTTTCTCCCCTCTCTTTTCGGAGAGGGGTCGGGGGGTGAGGCCGATTTTCAGCCGTGAGGCTGGAAGCAAGCCCGTGAGGGCGAGCACCGATTGTTTCTTATTAATAACGTTTTGTATTGTGAGACGTTAGTTATTTTTGAGTTGTTAGTAATTCTTTGGGGCCCCGAAGGTGAATCCGTTTCCACCTTCGGGGCTTTTTTATTGTGTTTTCTCGGGAAAATGAGCGAAAATGACCGAATATTGCAAAATAATTGCTTAAATATTTGGTCATATCTCGGGAAATGATTACCTTTGCATCGTCAAAGAGAAAACAATAACCATTTAACACCGGCGGCAACGGGTAACAGCGGCAACAAGACAATGAATACTACGGTAGCAAAGAGAATCGATTTCGCAACCAACAGGAAGTCACAGTGCATCGGCAACGACAAGCCTGTTGTCCTCTTCCTCGACATGGATTTCTATTTCACTTATAATGAGGACGCCGACACCACCAGCACCGAGCTACACATCGACAAGAAGACCGCGAGCGACAACGACTTCACCTACACCGTCTTTTCTGCAAGGAAGCTCGACCAATACCTCCCAATCCTCATCCGCAAGGGCCACAGGGTGGCCATCGTGGACAACATGTTCTAACCAACCCAGGGGAGGGGCGACCCTCCCCTACAAAAACAAAAGAGCATGAGAGCGACTATGGATCAAACGAGAATCACAGGAAACGTTGAGAACCTCCACATGAACGGAGGCGTCGCATACATCCATGGGCACGTCGATGACCTATGGATGCATGGCGGGGTGGTGTACAACTATGGTAACATAGATTTCCAGCACAACTTTGAAGACGCACCGCCACAGCCGCCACGCGAGAAGATTGTCTATCGGGACCGCGTGGTGGAGAAGAAGGTGGAAGTGGAGAAGAAGGTGGAGGTGGAAGTGGTCAAGTACCGCGACCGCGTGGTGGAGAAGGAGAAGATCGTGTATCGTGACAGCCCCGACACGGCAGAGGTGCGCGAGCGTCTGGAAGCAGCACTCGAGGTGAACCGCCGTCAGGCCGACCGCATCCGCGAGCTGGAACGAATCATCAGCAAGCACAGGGAGGCCAAGACGAAGGATCCATGGGACGTCCAGCCTACCCACGCCGAATGCGAGCAACTGCTAAGGCAGTTCGACATATTCACAGAAAAATAATTCAAGCAATTATGACAGACGAACAGAAACAGAAACAACGGCAGCGAATCGGCACAAGGATTGCCGAGCTGCGGAAGCGGGCAGTGTGGCAGGACGGGAACGGATGGCAGCGCAAAGGCATGACACAGGCAGAGCTGGGTGCGCGGTGCGGGCTCCAGGCCACACATATAGCGAGGATAGAGAGGGGGCGGTACTCGGTGGGCTTCGACACGCTGGAGGCCATAGCCGAAGGGCTGGGGTGCCGCGTGGAGATCGTCAGCGGGGCTGCGGAAGAGACAGATTTTCCAACCACATAAACAAACAAAAACAAAGTAACTATGAAAAAGGTATTATTTATGATTGCGATGCTGGCGGCAGGGATGACGGCAGGCGCACAAGAAGGGTGGTCGAAGATGGAACAAAAGGCCGACGAACTCACAGGCGAAGACGGCGGGTGCGTCTATATGTACACCATCGCCCAGTTCGGGATGTTTGTGGTTTGGGATTGGGAGAAGCCTCAGTTCTGCCTGATTGCACGGGATGCTCAATTCGACACCAAGGTGATTGACAGGTATGTGGGGATGGAAGTGCTTGTCGGTATCTATGACGATGACGGGAAGCTCTTAGAGAAGTTCACCATGTGGCTCGACAAGGACAGAAGCCACCCGAACACGGTCATCAGGACCAGGAACGCAGGATTTATGTCGAATCCAGTGGGGCAGAAGAAGAAGGTGAACAAGATATTCAAAGCATTAAGGTCTGACAGCGGCTACGTTCGGATCGTGGCCGGGCGATATAACAATAGCGACTTCGATATGAAGATCTACCCGCTGGACATTTAGCGCGGGACACCACAAGCAAGCGGACAAGGCAACCACCTTGTCCGCTTTTTTTTATTAGTAACCCTGCGGGTACATTCGGGCGGCATAGTGTAAACAAGACCGAACGAATGGAGATATCGATTGACACATTGATTTCAATAGCCACGCTGCTCGTGGGCGGCGGTGGAGGAGCCTTTTTCACATGGCGCTATCAGCGCCAGAAGGCGAAGGCGGAGGCCATGGACAGCGAGGCCACGGCCACGGAGAAGGTGCAGGATGTGTATCAGCAGCTGATCACGGACGTGAAGGCCGACCGCGACGAGCAGAAGGCATACATCGCGGAGCTGAAGGAGGACCGCCGACACCTGCGGGAAGACCGCGACGAGCTGCGCAATAGGCAGGACAAACTGGAGGAGCAGGTGAGGGGTTTGCAACGAGAGGTGGCCCGGTACGGGCGACAGTTGGAGTGCCTGCGCCCTTTTCTCTGCGGACGGCAGGGGTGCCGCGATCGCGTGCCCGTGACCATCTCGGACGAAGGGGTGGTTGAAACTCGCCGGGAGACGAAAGAACGAGAGATAATACCTTATGGCGGCGATGCGCCGACGAACAATGAGAGCGAGTGACAAACTGATTGCATACATCCGCAAGGCGGAGGGATGCAGGCTGACGGCCTATCAGGACGTCGCCGGAGTGTGGACGATAGGCTACGGCCACACCAAGGGCGTGAAGGCGGGTGACCGCATCACGCAGTACCAGGCCGACCAATGGCTGCGCGAAGACCTCGCCGTCTTCGAGGCCGTGGTCAACAAGTGCAGGCGCATCGACACACAGGGCAAGTTCGACGCGGTGCTGGACTTCATCTACAACTGCGGCCCGCAGAACTGGGCGGGCTCGACGCTGAAACGTTACATCGAGGCAGGCAAGGCCACGTGGGAGATCCAGGAGCAGTTCCTGCGCTGGGTGACCAGCAAGGGGAGGAAACTGGGAGGGCTGGTGAGCCGAAGGATATGGGAGGCGGCAAGGTTTGCGGAATAAGGCCTCACCCCCGACCCCTCTCCGAAAAGAGAGGGGAGAAGCCTTTCTTCGAAAGGCGAGGGGATTTTTCTTTGAAGTGCATAATCATGGTTTTAGGTAGTTTTATAAGGTAATGATTCATTTTTCTGATTGTTTTCTCATTTGTTAGTTTGAGTAACCCTCCGATGCGACATCGGGGGGTTATTGTATTCTGTATGCCGAGATGCAAACTCGGCGAAGAGACGGGACGCTCCGGGTGAAGTATAAATATGTTTATCTATAATAAATTAAGGGTCTATGATACATGGGCGGAATTTGATAGTCAAGGTGAACGGCGTGGCGGTGGCTGCGGCGAAGAGTTGCAGTCTCCGGGTGGAGAACTCGGAGATTGAGGTTTCATCGCCCACAACGGGGAACTGGCGGCTGTTCATCGCCGGGCGCAACTCGTGGGTGGTCAGCACTGGTCACCTGGTGCTGGCGGTGAAGAGCAGCGTGACGCTGGTGGGCACGATGGTGACGCTCTCCTTCGAGGTCGCTGACAGTACGGACAAGGTGTCCGGCTCGGCGCTGGTGAAGCAGTGGGACGTGAGCGGTGCAGTGGGCAATCTCGCCCAGGGCAGCTTCCAGTTCACGGGAAGCGGTGCGCTGGGATAATATAGGAGGGTGCAGGCATGAGGCATGACTTCGTAAACAAGACAAAAGCCTTCAAGGTCGTGGGGCTGGATGCCCAGATGAAACAGCTGGACGCGCTGCTGACCAAGGACCCGGACATGGAGAAGGCCGTCAAGGGCATCATCCGTGAGGCCCTGAAGGTGGTCCGGCGTAAGCTGAGCGGCGGGGCCTCTGCCGGCCTGCGGATGAAGAACGACCCGCGGCAGGCGTACAAGGCCATCAAGATGACGGTCTATCGCCGCATCCTCGGCGGTAACGTGAGCATCCTGCAGAAGCGCAAGGCTGGAGCGAAGCATGACATGTGGCTGCCATCGGGCCACGTTGGCAGAGGCGGCAACCGCCGCAAGCGCAGCCAGCGCACGATAGACCTTCAGAGCTACTACGGCGAAGACCGCGGATTCATCCTGCGATTTCTCAACCAAGGCACACAGGAGCGTGCAATCAAGATGCAAGAGGTCACGATGGGAAGCAACGGGAAGCGGAAAACAAGATGGGTAAGCCGTCCCAAAGAATATGGCAACCGCGGAAGCATCGGTGCCCGCGACTGGTTCGGTTCGGCATCGCAGAGCGAACTGCAGGGCATTGTCGAATACATCGAGGGCGAAATCGGCCTCTTGATCGAAGAGCGACTTAAAAAGGAATAAAGATATGGCAGATGTTATTGCAAGATTAAAAGTTGACAGCCGTGAGTACGACGCGAAGATAGAGCGGGCGCGCTCCGGTCTGATTCGCCTGGAGGAGTCCCTGCGGAAAGCGGGCGGCACCATGGCCGACGCCAGCAAGGACCAGGTTGAGTTCGTGCGGTCGCTGGGCCACATGGATACCGTTGCGAAGACGGCCCGCGGCAAGGTGGCGGAGCTGTCGAAGGCGTTCGTTGACCTGAAGTTGCAGTACAACGGACTGAGCGACGCCGAAAAGCAGTCGGCGATCGGGCAGGCGATGAGCGGCAGTCTCGACCAACTGAAGACGCGCATCGTCGAGGCGAAGAAAAACCTCAGCGACGTGTCGGCAGAGCTGGGAGAAACAGGTGCGAAGAGTGCCGACCTGTCGGGACTGATGAGCACACTCGGCAGCAAGTTCGGCATCAATGGGGACATGATGAAGGCGCTCACCACGGGCACCATCGGCTATGCTGCAGCCATTACGGGGCTGACCACAGCAACCATCGCCGCCTCAAAGGCTTTCGCCGACTACAACTCCAAGCTAAACCAGCAGCAGAGCGTGACAACAGTCACCACCGGGCTGAAAGGACCGGAAGCAGACCGCATGACAGCCGGCGCACGTTCCATGGCGGACGTCTATGGCGTGGACTTCCGCGAGGTCATCAACGCTGCCAACACGCTCATGACGCAGTTCGGCCGTTCGGGCGAAGAATCCATGATGCTCATCCGCGATGGAATGCAAGGCATGATCATGGGCGACGGGCCGAAGCTGTTGAGTATGATCCAGCAGTTCGCCCCTTCGTTCCGCGATGCAGGCATCAGTGCCAGCCAACTGGTGGCCATCATCCACAACTCCGAGGGCGGCATCTTCACGGACGAAAACATGAGCGCCATCGTGATGGGCATTCGCAATATTCGCCTGATGACCGACCAAACGAGCCAGGCGCTGAAGGGCGTAGGCATCAACGGAGATGAAATGAAGAAAAAGCTGGCAGACGGGAGCATGACCATCTTCGACGCGCTGAAGCAGGTGGCCGTGGCCATCGACAAGACGGGTGGCAGCACCCAAGCAGCGGGCGAAGTGATGCAGATGGTTTTCGGTCGTCAGGCCACCATGGCAGGCTCCAAACTGGGCGAAGCTATCGCCACCCTCAACACCAACCTCACCGAGACCAAGAACCAGACGGGCGAGCTCGGCGGGGCCTACGCCCAGCTGCAGCAGGCCAACGAAAAGTTCGAGCGCGCGATGATGGAGACCTTCGGGTACGACGGGTGGACCGTGATGGCCACGAGCATCAAGTCCGATCTTGTCGTAGCATTGACCGACGTGATCACGTTGGTCAATGACATCAAGAACTCATGGGTAGGAGAGATAGGTTCCACCATCTTCGACGCCATCACCGATAAGATTCGCCTCGGCATCGACCTCTTGAAGGTGGCATGGGCATGGCAAAAGAAGCTGCTTGGCATAGGCAGCGCCGGGGGCTCGGGCTCTGAGGGAGGCACAACGGGAGGCAGCGTCATGGGAGACGTCCTCGGCAAGGCAACGGCGAAAGCGACGCCAGAGCCAAAGGATCCCGAGGAACCCAAAGAACCGAAGAACAAGACGAAGCCGACGCTCGTGGAAGGCGGGCTGAACATCAAGACCGTGAAGGCAGCGGAGGTAGGGCTGCAGGGGATGACGGAGACGCTGGCCGAGCTGCGCGCGGCGCAGCAGAAGTATAAGGCAGCGATG